ATTTTCTCTCCTTCTCTAGTTATAACGGAATAGGACACAACCCTTTAAGGTATTGGCAACACTAAATGCTATACCAGACAATGCCTGTCTAATAAAAAATGCTATGCCCTATTCGATTACAACTTTAATCATAAGATTTCATCTTCAGCTTCTTCTCCTAAATCTGGTAGTGGTTCTGGTAGTGGTTCCAATTCTTCTTGCATTTGTTCAGATACTGTCATAACTGCCCGACCATATTTCTCTTTCATACTAGCCTCCTCATAGGGTTTTCCACAATGCGTACAAAATAATTTCTTTGGTTTCCAGTTATCTGTATTAGCTATAGACCACCAACCATTACATTCTTTACAACTGAAATGCCAAATTGTTTCTTTAGTTATACCAGCCATCCTTTTCTCAAAGCCTCTAGCCACATAACGACATAGATTAGACAGCCTGTGCTGGCTGACGCTAATAATAAATAAAGAAAATTAAATACCAGTTTCATACCTTCCAGCCTGCACACAGAGATACGTCTGGTGGTCTACAAGTCGCTTGTTCACTCTTCATCATCTCTAGCTTAGTTTGAAATTCTGCACAGCTTGTTAATAGTAACAATACTATCAATAATAAATACTTCATTCCTTATCTCCTTCTTCTTCAATTAAATCTACCATTTCACATACACTTCCAGAACACGCCATAGTTTTCATACCTACTGTAGTGTCTGAGAGTTCGTATTCTTTGATTTTAGACCAGTTAACAGACTCGGGCATATCAGCAATAGCCTCGAGGTAAACTCCTTCAGTGCAGTCCTCATATGGAGCTTGTTGATAACTGTGGTCTGAGTGTGGTAAGAATGATACACCACTCACCTTATCAAAATTCTCGTACACCCACGCACCAACCTGCATCCATTCGTGTTCACAGACGCTGATAGTTACGCTGGGTTTATGTTCACAGTAGTATGTCTGATAGATGAGCCATAGTTCTAACTGTTCTATAGCTGTCTTATCATCTCTCAATACTGCATTCTTAGGTGCTTTCATAGGAAATGTAAACACACTAACACTATCTGGTTTCATAACATCAGGCTCACAAGGTACACCTTCATCCTTCATCAGTTGTGCGATTGGGTCTTTAATGTCCGCACGAACTCTACGCAAGTAATACTTGTTGTGTCTCGGATGAATACCTGACGCTGAGTCTACCAGTTGACTGACAGTACCACTAGGTTTGATAGCAGTAATGGATGTAGAGGGATTGATTCCTAATGACTTCGCCCATTCTTTATTAATCTTTATTGCTTCTCTCTTTAATTTAATAAGAAAATCTGGTAGGTTTGTACCACCGTGCCACTCTGACGTAGTTTTTATAGTACTACCATTCATAAATTCATTATCCATAATACCCGTGAGTGATACACCTAATAGTGCCTCCTCTTCTGTATTGATAACCCATTTCTTTCTGAGTCTTCTAAGGTTTGTCAGCGATGCTTGGAACGTACCGAGTATCGTAGCCAACCTTACCTTTCTTAATATATCCTTGTGTGTATCTTTCGCTCTAATCACAACCTCTGTCAGATTACAGAACTGTCCGTCCCTAAGTATAATTTCAGAACAGGGGTTACATCCAAATTCGTGTTCGGTATCTCTTCTGCCACTCTTAGCCACTTGCTTTATTGCAGATTCCCTATTGAATATACCACGCTCACCTGACTTAGAATCATATAGCGATAACCATTCCTTCATAAAGATACCCATATCAGGTTTCTCTGTATAGCAGACAGAATTATTACTGAGTGCGAGTTCAGGAGTATCGACCCACCACTGTCCGGTCTTAGCACTACGCATACGCTCATCAGTTAGATTAGATAGACTGATAAGTGCTGACCTACGGACACCACCTACCACTACCACTTCGGCTATCTTACACATCAGTCTGTGACATTCATATGAGTTCAGTTTCCTACCTGACGCATTACGAAAGATGTTAGTAGAGAAATGAAATAAATCAATCAGTGGTTCAGGACCACTAGCCCTACCACCGAATGTATTGAGCCTAGAACCTTTAGGTCTGACCTTAGATGTATCCCAGTGAGGTACTTCACCATCAAATAAATAGCTGATTAGTTTTCTGAACGCTGACTGCCAACCTTCCTTACTATCCTGTACTACAATAGTATCATCAACATCTACTACTTCTTCAGGTATATCGGGTAGCTTATTGATGAACTGTCTCTCGACACTAAAGCCTACACCAGTACCGTGCATAAGAATGTATAAGCACTCATCGAATGCCTTCGGGTGGTCTACGCTTAGGTAGGCACAGTTATACCCTGCGATATTATTATCTTTGAGTGCCTTACCTGAAGTCATTAAGGCTCTCATACTAGGCATAACCTCAAGGTTCAGTACCGCTTCTTCCAGTATCTTCCTAGTCTTAGGAACTAACTCTTGATTAGTGTTTTCCTTCAGATGTTCTTCCATAAAATCGAAGTAACGAGCGACAGTCTCTTCCCAAGTCTCTCGTCTGTTCTCTTCGGGCAACCACCTAGCGTACCTGCTAAGGGCTATAAAGTTCTGATAATCATTCGGTAATGTTTGCACTTATGTGTCCTCCTCTCTTCTTGTTCTCTTTCTTTTTATCTGTAATAGTTTTAGTCCGCCATAGGTTACTATGCCTTATAGCATACTTTAGTTTGTTTATAATAGGGTTGTGTTTGGCTTTATTAGTCCTTAACATTTTCTCTTTAAATAGTTGTTCTAGTCGTTTTGTTTTAGCCATAACTTATTCCTCATCTATAGGTTCAATCTCTATGTTTACCATCTTCACACCTTCATCATTAAGATAATCTTTATACTTCAAACGACCTTTCCTGTGCATAAGTACTGCATCAGTAATTCCTCTGTCGTATGTCTTCTGTCCGTGCCTATATATCATATATGCTCCTAATATTAGAAGTGCACTGACAAGAAGTATAAAGTTCTCAGTAGTTATCGTCATCATTGTCTTCAAACTCCTCTCGTTTATCAATCAGTTTATCCTCGAACTCGTGTAATAAGTCTTCGACTGTTATATCTAAGACTTCACACAGAGTGCAAGGGTCTATAGGTTCTTGAACTATTCGTTCTTTAAGTTCATTTAAAGTTAGAGTCACCACCCTCCTCCTCTTCTTGTTCTATAAGTTTATCCAAGAACCATCTAGCTTTCTTCAGGTCACACAAACCATCCTTAAACCTCCAACGCGAGATATACTTCTGTACATTCGCTGTCAGATAATCCATCTTTTGGTCTATGATGAAATCTATGACCTCAATCTTTCCCTGCTTATAGTGGGCAGGATTTATTTTCTGGTTCACTGGTGGAGGACTAGGTTGTTGTTTATCCATATCAGATGTATCCAAGACACCTCGATAGGAAACATCGGTAACAAGCCAATCTTCCTTCTTGACATCTGTACTACAGTGATGACAAGTAAAATCAGACCAAGAAAAATGATACACTCTACTTAATGTATGACAATGAGGACAGAATATATCTTTACCTCTTGAACCTGCTCTAGTATTTTTATTTACTGTTACTTCGTCCATTGTTTTAGTTCCTCTATTTGTTCGGTGGAGAATATTTTAATGTCATACTTACCACACCACTGAGTGTAAGTAATCTTGTTACCCTTAGCTACTTTGGAATCAGGGCGAGGCATCAAGAAGATTAGTTCCTTGCCTTCAAAATTTAATTGCTCAGCGATAGCCCTATACTTCTGTCTATCCCCGCTCCTGAAGAACCCTTTAACCTCGATATAGAACTTACCCTTAACAAAGTCAGGGGTGTAGTTCTTTCGTATCGTATAGGCTAACCTACAGGGCTCATACTTCCATTCCTTACCTAGTGCTATGGAACATTCCTTCTCTAACTTAGACCGAAACTTTATTGCCATCTTTATCCACCTCTATAACATTAGGAGTATTTACGGTCTTAACTAAGTAGCGTGGTCCATTAGCATAGATGAATGTTCTAAGGTCATCACCCCAACACTCGTGCTTGTAAGCACAATAGCTACAGCCTACACCTAACTTCATATTACCTGACTTACCATCAGCCACAGGTTCATAACATCTCTTAGGTGGCTCGACTGACTTAACTACTTCCTTTATATGCTTAATTCTTTCAGCTATAGAGAAGAAATTAAGTTTAGTCCAGTACCATTGAGACTCATCAGCCATATCATACTTCAGGTAGGTCAGATGTCCATTGGTCTTATCCATAACTAACCAACCGAATTCAGTATCACCCTCAGAATGAGCGTAGCCTTTGATTTGGTCTACGTATCCAAATGGGTCATCATTAATCAGAGAACCATCTTTGAACTTCTTGAACCCGTAAGGTGATGAAGACTTAACATCAGTTAAGACACCATCAATCTTACAGTCCATAGACCCTTTGATACCATCTACCTCTGCTCTCTTCTGTTCATCAGTAACTTTATGTCCTGAAAGTTTCGCTAGAGCCAGTACCATTTCCTCTATCAGATGACCGTAGAGGAATTTTATGCGGGTATGAGGCATAAGTTCCTCACCCTCGTATCCATTATAAGAATACCACAGTTGTCTATCCTTCTTACCTATGTTAGACATACGGAGTTTACGTCTATCAAACTCGTGTTCTGTAATATTGTTTCGTAATATTTCCTTCACATTTTCACCAAATGCTTCAATTACTTTTTCGACATCTACACCTTCAGGAATTTCTTTGGTGTCTATCATTTGATATATGTCTTTTACTAATGTTTCTGTACTCATTGTCTTGCCTCCTTGTTGTCTTTATGTCCATATTCGTCAACATCGTCATTATTATAGATACAACCTAATGGGGAGATATCACAATTAGGATATGAATAACAACCTAAATGTGAACCTTCGTCTTCTCTATTCTTACTATCTTTTGTAAACCTTGTTATAAAATCATCTATTCCATTAGACCTATAATGTTTCTTAGGGTAACTGTTTTCTACATAAGGATGCCACCTTCCAGTTGTATAGAAATAAGCATACAATTTATCTTTCTTTATCCATAACATAGAAGCACCCTTCTTAACTTCATATTCAATACCTTTAGACTTTAAGTATTTCTCAACATCTTCTAAAGTTTCATTAGTGTCTCTTCTAAAAATAACCTTACCTTTAGAATTAACTCTATCAAAACGATAGCCGCTTTTTAGTGTGTCTGTTGCCACGTTTTACCTACCTTATATTGACCGTCCAGTGGACAGTTTAAGTTAAAAGATTTACCTGCTTGTACTATTGAACCAACCGCTAGACCTCCGAAGAAATCCGCTTGGTCTTCCCTGACTTCACACTGGAACTCATCGTGTACATTGAGTACAAACTTGTAGTCTATATTATACAGCCTTGCGTAGCCATCTAGCAATACCAAAGCCTTCTTCATTATCACTGCACCTGCACTCTGTAGTAGAGTGTTGAGTGCTGAATGTTTAGAGCGTATGTGTAGTTTCCTACCATCTAAACCAGTTACCCATCCCTTCTCACTAGATTTACTAACCTTGTCTCTAAGTTTCTTTAGTGCGGGAGTATTATCTAAGAAGTTCTTCTTGAGTTCACGACCACGCTTAGCACCACCACCTGCGACCTGACCTATCTTAACATCACCTGCTCCATAGAGGAACGCATAGATGAAAGTCTTGGCTTGGTCTCTAGTCTTTAGTCCTGCTGACTTCTGATTAGCA